TTCTTCTGTTGTTGAATCTCCTAATCCCATATACCCCATTACTGTTGGTGTTCCAACCATTCTAGCTGCAATCCAAGCTTTTCCAAGATTTACTACTACGTTTGGAATATAAAGTTCCTGTGTAATTTCGCCTGTTTCTGTATTTGTTTTAATAATTGATAATGCGCCATGAACACTATCAATATTGTCATTCTTTAAATTCATGTTTTTCTCCTAGGGTATTGGTATTGAAGACTGATAATCATCGAATATAGCAAAATACGATTCTGAGTCATTTGCATCGTATGGAGCTAAACGCACTCTTCCATCTGTACTAATATTTATACTATCTATTCCTATTGCTGCTCTAGAAAACTGTATATTATCAGTCATAGAAACATTATTGTTAATATATTTTGTAATTCCTAATACTTTAGAATCACTAAATCCGTTATAAACATCTTGATATAAGTTAACAGGTACAATTGAAATTGGATTATGTGAAACTGTAACATATTCAGAAATTCCAGATATAGTTTTTTCAATTGTTTTTTCAATTGCTTCTGATAAATTAATATTCGTGTTTTTAATATTTTTTGTAACTATTTTTGAAGGTTTGCTTCCAAAAACTAATCCTGAATTATAGTCTGGAACTGTAATACCATTTCCATTTTCATCTATTGTTAAAATATAATTTGAATATGAAATACCAATATCATTAATAGTAACTCTTGATGGTGGTGAATCAAATTCTGGAAGTTGAAGTTTAGAAGACGTTTGTGGAATAGAAAATTCTAAATTCATTTCATTATATATGTTATATTCAGAAAACACTTTCATACCAACAGGATGCACTAATGTTTTAATTATATCAACATATTTTTGTAATTCTTCTTCAACTTTAATAACATATGAAAATGCTTGATAATAAAACCCATCCTGAATATACATCGTATCAGAAATAAATCCATCAGCATTTAAATAATAACCTGGATATTTTGCAACAGCACCAAGATCAATCCTAATTATAGCGACAGATGTATCAATTGGTTTACTTCCATCAGTATAGAATTGATTAATAATTTCTCCAGTATATGTTGGATCAGCAAAATATCTATTTACTGTAAAGCTATCATCATTAATTGGTAAATTATCATGATAGTAAAAATAATTTTGTTTTGATGCCCAACCAGAATCCATAAACCCGGGCGTTGATTCATTATATGCTGGGTCACCTTCAATATATGGACCTTCAGGATTTAATATTGCTGGATGAATATATTCACTGCTAAACGGTTCTGCATTTGAAAGATATGAAAAAAACGTTGATTGATAATCTAGCCCAAATTTAATAACTTGAATACGTTTAATTATACCTTTTATGTCGCCATCATTAACAACTTTTGTTACTTTTATTACGCAACCATTTCCTGTTTGTGTCTTAAGCGAAAAAATATCACCAACATTAAAACCAGATCCTCCTTTCCAAATACTTACTTTAGATGGGCAAGGTAAAATAGTAGATGGATATTTGTTAATTCGTATAATTCCAGTAATACGAATTGGAAGATGATATGTTATTTCGTTATTAATTGTGAATGAATTATCACTATGACTAATTACTTTATATGACCCATTGTATTCTGCTGGAGTAACACTTTCAATTGTTATAACGTCACCAGTTATAATTTGATAATCAATTTTATTATAGTTTATTGTTACAACATTTCCAACACTACTTCCACTTATAATATTAACGTCCTTAATGTTATTAACGATCTCTATCTTATCACCAGCGCTTATTTCATTTGCATATTCACGAGTAATAAAAACTTCATATATGTCACTAGAATACATCTGAGCATTTTCAACATATGTTTCAATTACTTTTCCAATTGATGTAATAATTTTAACAAATTGTCCATTTACTTGATTAAATGATGGACCTTCAACATCAGGCTTAACAAAAATAGAAATATCTTGTTTCCATTTTCCATCTGATACACGAAGCATCTGTTCTGATGGATACTTTAATGAAGCTTCCTTATTAAATAATACCCTAAATAAAAATTTAAATGAATTTTCAGACCCACGTGATAAATAAAATTCTCTAAGATGTTTTAAAATTAATCCACGATCTGATACCATATGAATAGGAAAATTTCGTGCAAGTTCAAATTTAAACTTATCAATAAATTTTTCATATAATTCATTATTTGAAGCAAGTGAACAAACTTCTTCAATATCATGTACATTTTCAAGATCAAATATTTGTTGTTCATAAAGAAAATCATAATATCCCTTTATGAACGCAACAAATAATGGATAGTTATCCTGTATATGTTGAGGTATTTGTCTTGAAATTAATAATGATTGTCTAATATTATCCATTAGTTTCTACTTGACGTAAATGTATAATTTGTGCCACCAGTTGACATACCAGATGAAATTGTATCTTCAACTAATGATACTGTTACTCTACTATTAGGAATTATAACAATTTGATTTCGTACAGATACAACATCAAATGATTGTGGTTTAATAATAAATTTAAAATTAGGTTCATCTAATCTTAAAATCTTAAGACCTGATATTTTAATAATTCCCTTTTTATAATTAATAGTACTCTTTCCAAGTGAAGAGTTAACAATAACCTTTGAATTAGTTCCTTCAATTCTTCTGAATAATCTAATATTACCACGACCATCATCATCAAGATAATATACATTTGATGTGTAATCAATATAAAATCCAGTTGAAATAAATGATTCTTCTGGCTCACCGGAAGAATAAATTGGATTTATAATATTACATTTATATTCAGCAGTAATATCAAATTTTGGTTCAACGCTAATAAATAATTTAATTCGTGTAATACTACTTTGAATAGATGTATCTACGTTATCAATCATTGTTGAAAATTTTGACATTCTAAAAACACCATCAAATTTCTTAAGAGTGTTTTCATTATAATTTGTAATAGCGTTTTGTATTGATGCTTTTATACTATCTGCTGAACGTGCTGTAGCATTTTTATTATAATGTGCAGTAGTATTTACTTCTAATTCAATATATGAAGGTTTTACAAATTCCATTGTAAGAGAAGTTGTACATCTTGGACGTAATATAACTTCTCTAATATAAGATTCTTCTGATGCTGTAAGATAAAGTTTACTTGAAGGTTTTATAGAAATAAATACTTTTCCATACATAATTGGATCATTATTTTCTCCACCCCAAACTGAAATAGAATCAATATCTTCCCAGTAGCGTTTAATAATTGCAGAAAAATCACCAGGTGTTACTGCACGATTTTGATCAAAAAAGAATTGTGATACGTTTGATCTAATTTCCTCAGTAGTTTCTTTTTCTTTTCCACCTGATGAATTAGCAATTGTTTGAACAGTAACATTGCCTGGAAGATTTTCTCCACCAAAAGTAAATCCAATTGCACCATTCCCTTCTGCTTTTGATGTTGAAAGACATGTTAATGAAATAATATTTCCAGTTGAAATTGGTTTACCAAGATTATTTGAACCAAAATATAATTGATATGTGCCATTTTCAAGTTCTTTAATATGATAGATTTCGCTATAAGGAGTTAATTCAGTTATAAAATCTGATCTTGTATATGTTACAGAATCAACAATTTCTCCAGTTTCTTGAATAGTAATTTTTAATGTAGATAAATCAATATCAGAAAATGGTATAGTGAATTTTTCTTCTTCAGATGTACAAACATATGTTAATGAACGCGGAATACCTTCATATAGATTTACATTCTTAAACTCATAGTAAGGAAGCGCAAGTGAAGTGTATTCTATATTTGTAGTATAATCATCAATTGTAAAGAACGCATATTGTTTACTGTCAATTGATGCTAAAAATGGAGATAGTGCTGGAAGAGTTAAACTTTGTGGAGTAGCATTTGTTGGTGGTCCTACTTTTACGTTAACAATTCCCTTTGCACAAGTTGCTGATCTTGGTAAATAGCCAAAATTATTAGCAAGAGAAACAAGACTTTGTCTTTTACTTGCAGAATCAAGAAACATTTCATTTACTGCAAGGTTTGTATAAAGAGCATTATAATGAGTATTATATGCTAATAAATCAACAAGCGTAGATATTGCCGACCCATCAAATTTATAATCACTAAATGTTGATTGACCAGAAAGAAATGTTTTTAAATTCTCACGAATTTGATTAAAATCTAATTCAGATACTTGTATTTTTGAATTGCTCATCTTGTACGTTCCAGAATAATGGAGATTGATATTGGGCTTTCTGTATTTCTAATTTTAAATGTAATATTTACATTTACGTTATTATCACCATCATAAATAACATCAGTATCTAATAAGATTGCTCGAGGCTCAAAATTATTTATACAATCTATAATTGTTCTTTTCATTAAAATACTTGTCATTGGAGACACAGGTTCAAACAATAGTCCATATATTTGTGAACCAATTTGTGATCTAAATGGCCGTTCATAATTTTTTGTAAGAATTAGATTTCGTATTGATTGTTTTACTGCATCTTCGTCAATTGAAACACTAATATCTTTTGTTCGTGGATGCGGAATAAAAGCAAAACTAAAATCTGAATATGTTCTTGTGTTTCTCATATCTATTTATTCCGCAAAAGTTTGACATGGATTATTACGTGAAATTCTATCATTACAACCAATGCGATCCCACGTTAAAGCAACTGGTTTATTTTCAAAAAACATAGTAGAATCGCCTGGATCTATAATTACACGTTGTTCTAATGTATGAACAGAGTTATTTCTTACTTGTTCAATATAGTGTGTTATTCCACGAAATAATATTCGTTGCCCACAAAAGAATGACGAAACACTAAATGGACCAAATGGAAGAGTAGCAGGCAATCCACACATTGCTTCTCCAACTGATGGTGTAAGTTCTAATGCAATTTTCTCAGACATTATGCTGATCCTAATACGTTTGAAGTTGATGAATTATCACGAAACTTTTCAACTTTAAGTGGTTTATATTTATCCTTTCTTCCTTTACTTTTTGCAGGTGGTCTTAATAAAAAGTTTGATAATTCTGGTACTCGTGCTGCCATTCCACCTTGACCTTGGAACGTTAATCCATCAATGGCTACAACTGTTGCTGCTCGAAGTGAAAGAATTGTTCCAGATTCTACTGAAGTAATTAATCCTTTTGCTGTAAGCGATTTTTTAGATCTTATTGCTACATTTCCATCAGCATTAATATTAAAATCTCCACCAACTGCAAAGTTTACATTATTAGCTGCGCCAACATTTAAATTACCATGAAATGTTAAATTTGATGTTCCATATACTTGGAGATTAGCATCACCTTGAACAACTACATTACAAGAATTCCCAACTGCAACATCACATCTTCCATCAATATAAATAGAGCCATTTCTATCAATAATAGTATAACTATCACCTACAATCTTTGTTACTTTTGTTCCATTGGGATCAACTGTATCATATGTTCCTTTTCTATGAATATGAGTAACAGATTCAAATCCAGGATTATTATCAACTATTTTTACATGACCAGCTTCACTTTCTTGAACATGTGAATATGGATATTTTCCACTATAAACTAATGGTGGCTGTTCCCATGTTTCTGTACTATTAGCTTTTGGTATCTTTACTGAACGTGCAAGGTCTTGGTATTCAATTGTTGTGCCTTTAACCTTTCCACGACCAAGCCTATTCGTATCAGCTTCGTCCATATAATTTCTAAGTGGGTATTTTGCAGTTGGATCACAAAATCCACTTGTTTCATTAGATGAACGATCCTCCATTGCAGACATCATCTGTGAACCGCTAACTAATTTAGTACAAGAAAAGCCACTTATAGCAGAAGCAATTCCTTTTTCTGTATTAACTATTCCAGCAATAGCACCTGTCACTTCATCTCGTACACCACCAACCATATTTGATATTGATCTAAAAGCACCAGTAATTGCAGCTATTTGTGGGATATCACCAAATGCATCAAGTGCGTCAGAAATAAGTTCATTTATTTCATTATTAATAGCTTCAACAACTGCTGCAACTGCTGCTTCTGCTGCTGCAATTGCTTCATCAACACATCCTTGCACTGCGCCTTCTGCA